GAGTGGCGAAGCCGGTGATCCAGCTGGAGCCTTCGTCGTACCCAGCTGCGAGCCTGGATGGGCGCTGGCGTTGATCTGCGACGACGGTCAGTGCCCTGGCGAGGTAACGAACTGGGAGCACGTCAGTGTGCGTGCCTTCAGGCGTAACCAGTCGGTGTTGCACCCTGAGCAGTCACGTATCCCGACGTGGCGGGAGATGTGTCAGGTGAAAGACCTGTGCTGGGACTGGACTGATGTCGTGATGCAGCTGCACCCAGCGCAGAGTGAGTACGTGAACAAGCACCCGCACGTCCTCCACCTGTGGAGGCCGCTCCACGCGCCCATTCCGCTGCCACCCATCAAACTCGTGTAGAAGGAGACGCATGACCAATACGCAGATCGCTTTGCTCGTTCTCGTGGTAGCAGTCCTGGCCCTGTACCTGCTGAAGCGGCGAGCCCGTCAGAATAAGGAGGACTGAACGTGTGGCGGATTCGTAACCTGCAGTACAAGGAGCCGAAACCAAAGCCAAGGAGAGTCTACAAGCGCGAGTACTGGTCGAACGAGTTCGGCTGGACGTGGGTGGAGTCAGCCGACACGTTCTCGGACGACGAACAAAAGACAGTGAACCTGCCCATCGGAGGGCAGTGGGAGAAGGTGGAAGAGTGAAGCGATCACGCATAATTGCCCCACGTCTCGCAGACGGCACCCGTCGAGAGGCATTCGGCCATGGCTTGCCCTCGGAGATCAAGGAGGGCCTTCGCAAGATCGCTCGTCTGGAGAACAAGTCCATGTCGTGGGTGATGGAGCAGGTGATCATCCGGTATTTTCACATGAAGCAGCCGAGATACGTTGTCGCAGTCAGGAAGAAGACCACGCTGAAGCTCGTGGCCAGCGGCCGACGCTGAATTCTCGCCTGTTTGTTTGTCAAAGGGGGTCAGGAGCCATCCTGGCCCCTTTTGTCTGTAATGACGTTGCAATTGAGTGCACAGAGCAGTAGACTGACACCACCCCGAAATCCCCGTCTCCGGTTTGTTAAGGTGTCGTATGCTGAAATTGATCGAACCCTCGAAGCCATCGAAGGCTCCTGAGTCGAAAATCCACTTCATCCAGAAGGTCATCAAGGGTGAGACGTGGATGGTGATGGCGCAGAGCGCCGTCGAACTGGAGGACGAGTGGTCCAGTCTCTACTGGACGACCGGGGCTCAGAACAATCTGTTCTTGATGCCGCCTTTCGAGCCGAACGTCCTGCTGAATCTGGTGCAGACGAACAACATCCTGAATCAGTGCATCGAGGCGATGGAAGTCAACATCGATGGCACTGGCCATGAGTTCGTACCAGTCGAAGAAGGCAAGGAGATCGACCCAGCCGAGGAGAAGATTGCCAAGGCGTTCTTCGAAGAGCCGTACCCGAATGTGTCGATGACGCACATCCGACGCAAACTCCGTCGTCAGGCAGAGTCGATTGGGTATGGGTTCATCGAAGTGCTGCGGAACATCGCAGGTGAAGTCGTTGGCATCAGGAGTGTGGAGACGGCGCACATCCGGATGGTGAAGCTGGACAACCCGGTCCAGGTGAAGAAGACAGTCGAGCGAGACGGAGCAGAAGTGGAGCTGCTGCTCTGGGAGCGTGAGAGACGGTTCGCCCAGACTGTCGCCCTGAAGCAGCAGGTGTACTACCGGGAGTTCGGGACGACTCGGGAGATCAACCGGGACACAGGGGATTGGGAGAAGCCAGGGGAGACCCTTCCACCGGAGTTGCGAGGGTCGGAGTTGCTGATGCTGGGGATCAACCCGGATGTCACGACGCCGTATTACCTGCCACGGTGGATCAACCAGCTGCCCTCGGTGGTCGGGTCCAGAGCCGCCGAAGAACAGAACCTGCAGTTCCTGGATGCCGGTGGGCTCCCGCCCGCCATCGTGTTCATCCAGGGCGGCACCCTGATCAAGGATACGTCCGACCAGCTGCGGATGTACCTGTCCGGCCTGAACAAGAACAAGAATCGAGCGGTCGTCGTGGAAGTCCAGTCCAGCAGCGGTTCACTGGATGCGGCTGGCAAGGTAGACGTGAAGGTGGAGCGGTTCGGCTCTGCCCAGTCGCAGGATGCGATGTTCACGAACTACGACGAGCAGACCAAGGAGCACGTCCGGATCGGCTTCAGACTGCCGCCGCTGTTCCTGGGGTACGCCGAAGACTACAACTTTGCCACCGCCCAGACCAGTTACATGGTGGCGGAAGCGCAGGTCTTCGCGCCGGAACGGACCGAGTTCGATGAGATGATGAACAAGACCGTCATCAAAGATCTCGGACTGAAGACGCTGAAGTTCAAGTCGAAGCCCATCACGCTCAAGGATGTCGAGACGCAGCTGAAGGCGCTCGGTCTGGCAGCACCGCTGGCCACCAGGGAGACCTTCCTGAAGGAGCTGAACACCTGTGCCAGCATGGCGCTGGAGCTGGCAGAAGTCCCAGCCCAGGGTGTGGGTCCGGACAATGTGCCGCTGACCAACACGCAGACGGCTGACCAGATGGACTCCGCGAAGCTGCCTGCCGGTGTGACGGAAGTCATCCCAGGGACGAAGCCAGAGCCCAAGGAGCCACCGCCACCGAAGGAGAAAGAAGAGACGCACGTTGTCCTGAAGCCCGGTGACGAGATGCATCCGATGCCGAAGAAGAACCAGACGATCAAGGTGCCGCCGAAGAAGGAGAAGAAGGCGGCGTCGGATCTGCTGACGCTGGTCCAGGACTACGCCATCCTGCAGGGGTTGATGCCCGCCCTGGTGCAGAAGCGGGAGCTGACCATCGAACACGCTCACCGGGTGAACGAGGAGTTGGAAACACTGACGCCAGACGATGTGCAGGCGTTCAACAGCCTGCTGGCGATGTATGTCTTCGGGTCTGACGATGCCGACCTGTCTCAGGTGATCGCAGCTTGCCGTAGTTAACGCTGTTAACTTGGCAAATCCTTGAAATTGTGATACGATCATCATGGGTAAAAACCTCGACCCCAGGACATACGTGCTGCTGGAGCGAGCTTTCGTCCGTAGGCTCCAGAAGTCGTGGGCGAAGCAGTCAGCTCCGACGTATGCCGCCATTGCTAAGGCGTGCATCGAGCACAAGTGGGACGAGGCTCGGCGTCTCGTGTCTGACCTGGACATGACGGAGATCGGCATCGAGAACCGCGAGTGGATCCAGTACATGCTGCTGTCCTGCGCGGTGTTCGGCGCGAGCAGCGTGGCGAGGAGCAAGCCCAGTTTTGTTGGTGTCGGGACGTTCGACACGCTCTTGAAGCAGGTGACGAACACGTTCCTGCAGTACCTGGAGTATGGAGGCACAACCCAGGTGCAGGCCGCCGCGTTGCAATCAATTGCAGAGGACGAGGCGAAGACGAAGGCGCAGCTGGCGCAGAAGAAGGAACACAAGTACGGGAACACGCAGATCCACATTGATCCGCACAGTTCGGCGTATGCCAGTATCGAAGCGGCGCGAGACGCCATCAAAGATGCGGATGTGATGGCAGACGGGAAAGACGTCAAGCCGAACCACGTGACCGTGCGGTATGGGCTCGTGAACGAGGACTTGGACGAGCTGCGGACGTTCATCGCCGGTCAGGCACCATTCGAAGCCCACATGATCGGCGTGGAGCTGTTCCCGGCGTCGGAGTACAGCGACGGAGCGGTCCCAGTTGTCGGACGAGTGGCCAGTCCGGAGCTACGGCTGATCGAGCACGAGATTGGGAAGTACGCGGCGTTCAAGGAGAAGTCGTTCCCGGTCTACAAGCCGCACGTGACGCTGGCCTACGTGAAGCCTGATGTCGCTCCGAGCTACGCTGACCTCTACGTAGACGGGGTGTTCTTGGTGCGAGGCATCACGATCAGCCACCAGTCGGGTGTCCAGGAGACGATTCCCTTCGGACTGACGCAGAAGCGCTGGGAGGAAGGCAAGCACCCGCGAGACCCAGGAGGCGACCACGGCGGTGAATTCGTTGCCAGGGCTGGGATGCACTTGGCAGGTCCACGGGATGCCGACAGACTGAAGGCATTGGGAGTGGCCCAGGGCGGTGAGAAGTCGTGGGTGCAGGTGCAGATTGCGGACAGTCCGAATGCTTACTTGCAGGCGGTTGGACTGGATGTCAAGGGTAGGACGCAGTACAAGTACAGCAAAGCCCACAATGCGAAGGCAGCAGATTCGAAGTTCGCACGGATGAAGGAGTTCACGAAGACCTTGCCCAGCATCCGGGCGACCATCGCCAAGGACATGGAGTCCACAGACCCGGTGGTGAAGGAGGCGGCGTCGGTCCTGTTCCTGATCGACAAGACGGCCATCCGCATCGGGTCAGAAGCTGACACGAAGGCCGAAGTGAAGGCATATGGAGCGACGACGCTGCTCGATAGGCACGTGACCGTCCGTCAGAACACGTCACGCTTCCAGTTCACGGCGAAGAAGGGCGTGGAGATGGACAAGACCGTGGTCGAGGGCAAGCTGGCCAAGATGATCACGGCGCGGAAGCGGAAAGTCGCGGCTGACGAGCAGCTGTTCAAGACGACCGACTCCAGTGTGCGTCGGTACATGAACAAGCGGTGGCCGGGGTTCAGTCCCAAGGATTTCCGGACGTACCACGGGACGGCCATCGCGCTCCGAGAGATCAAGAAGCTCCCGGTGACGAAGAACGAGACAGAGTTCAAGCAGGCCCAGAAAGACGTCGCCATGTTGGTGGCGGCGCACCTGGGGAATACGTGGAACGTGAGTCTGAAAGAATACATCGACCCCGCTGTCTGGGGCCGCCTCCGAAAGAAGTGACGCCGTGGTGCAAGGTTATCCGTCAGATGAACTCGACGCTTTGATGGCTGAATTCGTAGAGACCACGTCCTACGACGGCGAAGCTACGCCTTGGCGCGAGGAGCCTCTGACGGACGTGGACCCGGACGATGACCTGAATGTTGTCGTGAAGGGGAACCCGTACCACGATGACGCCGGAAAGTTCACGACCAAAGATCTTGACGCCGATGGAGTCGGCGGATCGGGTGTAGAGGACAAGCCAGCTGCCAAGCCAAAAGAGAAGTTCGCCCACAGGGACAAGACCGATCCCGAACTGGTGAAGAAGGTGATCGGTGACTATAGCCCAGTCGAACTGGCGAGAGGCATGTTGGAGCGAGGGATGCCAGGGTCGTACCCAACGATTTCCACGTGGGAGTACGAAGGGCGCACGTTTCTGGGCATCTCGTCCGGCGTAGACTCCGACGAGTCGTCTGGAGGGTCTCCTGAGCAGATCGAACGCACGTTCGTGCGGGAAGTAGATGGAACTCTGACCGTCTCTCACAGCACGTTCAAACTGCCCGAGAGCAAGCGAGGCGCTGGAATTGCCAAGACGGTGCTTCGCGACAGCATGAACGAGTACGAGAAGATAGGGGTGGACAAGATCAAGCTGACCGCCAACCTAAACGTCGGGAGTTACGCCTGGGCGAAGTTTGGCTTCAATGCCAAAGATCCGTTGGAATTGGCGGACAGTCTCCGGAGCTTCATCCAGTCAGACAACCTGGGAGGTCGCCGTGACGACGAGGACGAAGGCGGTTGGGGAGGCGAGCGGAGACGCCCCCGCCGTACGCGGAGTACGGAAGATCGCAACCTGGAAGCCCTGCGGGACGACCTGAACGAGTTCATCCATGAGCACCAGACCGACCCAAAATTGCCGTGGCTGGTGGCTGGGTTGTCGAGTTCGCACGTGATGAACGTTAACGGCAAGAAGTACACGGGGAAAGAGATCGGGAAGCGGTTGATGTTGGAGACGTCGTGGGAGGCTGAACTCAGGTTGGATGACAAGGAAGCTATGGACCGCTTCAGATCGTACGTGGGGAAGTGATGGGGAACGAAGTCTTCAGCGTCGATGAGGAAGGCAACGAGGACGATGCTGCCCTGTGGGACGAGCTGCTGGACGGAGACGACAAGCCAGACCCGTACGCCACTGATCTGTCGAAGGTCGAGAAGAAGGACAAGGGTGGCAACCCGTACCATGACAAGGGCGGGTACTTCACCAGCAAGGCGAAGGCTGTCGCCCCGCGAGAGAAAGACTACCTGCACAGCCCAGGTGAGGCACTGCAGTCCCTGCTCCACGGGGAAAAGGCCCACATCGACCCGCATGATGTGCGGAAGCTCCTGTCGAAGACCGCCAAGCAGTTTGAAGACCCGAATCTGCTGAACCTGAACGTCCACGGCCTGCCGATCTTCAGCAGCAAGACCCTTGGCATCAAGCGCGCAGACATGCCGCAGATTCCGAGGGAGCACCGACAGCCCTTCCTGGACGAGATCTACCGGGCGGGAATCGGCGTGGTGAAGGATGAAGTCAGTGCCTTCGAGATGTACCCGACTCAGAACGAGATCTCGGGACGCAACGTCGCGTTGAAGCTGCAGAAGTACGAGAAGGGCGGCAAGGAGTTCCCGCGCATCCTGATCTCCAAGGAAGGCCGCATCCTGGACGGCCACCACCACTGGGCCATGATGGCGGCGTTTACGCTCGACCATCCGAAAGCCAAAGTCCCGGTGTACCGCCTGAATGTCAGCGTCAAGAAGGCGCTGGCGCTGATGCACGCCTACGACAAGAAGCACGGCATCGAGCGGGCGTCGATCACTGGTGCAGCTGTCGCCCAGAAGTGGAACAAGTACCACGATGCAGAGGGCAGATTCACGGACAAGGCGCATGCAGAGGCGGTTCGGTCTTATGCTGGCCCGTCGCACGGTGGTCTGAACTACGAGCGCATCAACGAGAAGTTGCGAGGGCTGGGAGGCTACGCTCGACTGAGCGATCCGCCCAAAGGCCCCATCGGAGATCAGAGTAGGCGTGTGAAAGCCATCGTAGATCGTTTGGACGAGGCCATCGCTGGGTCGAGTCTGGATGCGGAGACGGTGGTGTATCGCGGTCTGCCCTCGTCGTTTGTGAACAAGTTGAAGCCAGGAGATACGTTCGCTGACCTAGCGTATCTGTCTACGACGACCAACCGCGTGCACGCTGGGAACTTCGGCCCAGCGTTGATCCAGATCACGTTGCCCAAGGGAGCCATGGCGCTAGAAGTGCCGCTTGAACTTGCCAAGCCCCAGCCTGGGAATGTCCCTGAGAATGAAGTGCTGTTGCCCAGGGAGGCACAGCTGGTGTTCCAGGGTAAGCAGAAGGGCGTCTACGTATTTACCTACAGCCAGCTGGCCCAGAAGTCGAACCCGTACCACGACAAAGAAGGTCGATTCACGTCGAAGGGGAGTGCCACGCAGATCCTCGGCCAGCTGCAGCAAGAGCACGGGAAGATCATGCCCAGCGGGGCGGTGTTCCTGAATGTGGATGATCAGGCGGAAGTCCTGTCGGTGACAGACTGGGCGAAGTGGAAGTCCTCAGTACGGGAAGTCGCCACCAAGGATCTGATTGCCGTCCAGCCCGATCTGGACGCTCCAGGCATCGAGCACTATCTGGGAGGCACAGGCCGGGAGAAGGGCCGTCCCAGTGTGGTGGAGTTCGCAGGCAAGCTGTACCTGATGGACGGACACCACCGGGTGTCGGCGGAGATGCTGCAGGGCAAGGAGACCATCAGTGCTGACGTGCACGTCCAGCCCGATCCGTTGAAGGGCGAAGCTCCAGGGAAGCACACGCCAGAGGGTCAGCAGAAGCTGATGGAGTACCTGGAGCAGATGACAGGCTCCAAGTTCCTGCCGCACGGCTCTGTCAGTAAAGGAGCCACGAGCACGAACGACTTCGACATCATCCAGAAGCCCATCACAGCGGCCGAAGAGGAGAAGCTGCTGGACGAGTCAAGGGCCGCAGAAGCCAAGATATGGGATCAGGTGGCGTCCGGCACGCTCACCAAGGATGCTGCTATGCAGCAGATCTACGGAGACGCCCCAGACCCGATCACGGAGGCCATGCAGCAGATCGGCTTCAGCCACGAGCCCGGCGTCGAGTTCGACATGTCGCCATCCGGTGTCTCAGGAGACCCAGAAGTCGCCGTACTGCGGTTCCACAATCCGGAGACCCAGCACCGGGTGGAGGTGTGGATTCCGCTGCTGACGCAGAAGGCCGACAAGTCAGGCCGATACGTCACGCCCTTCGTGAGCTTCGAACACCATGGCAATGCCCAGTTGCAATTGATTGCCAGCCTGAATGCCAGTCGGCTGGCTACCTGGGGGTTCACAGCGGAAGCGGAAGTCAGAGGCATCGCTCGGTACCGGGTGACTGCTGTCCTGGATGGTCGCACCAGCGAGTTCTGTCGGGTAGTAGACGGCAAGATCTTCCAGGTCGCAGACGCCAGGAAGAAGGTGATCGAGTGTCTGGATGCTCAGAACCCTGATGACCTGAAGGTGATCCAGCCCTGGCCCAAGCAGACCAAAGCGGCCCTGGCCGAGTATGAGAAGATGACACCAGCGGAGCTGACCACGTTGGGTCTGCACATCCCACCGTACCACCCGCTCTGTCGCACGTTGCTCAAGGTGGTGACGTCGAGTACCGGACAGCTGGCCGCTGTGACACCGACCGTCCCAGGAGGAGCCCAGTCCTTCCAGGCCGTCACACAGGCTGACCTGAAAGAACTGGGTGTGACAGCCACGCAGGAAGATGTCGATCAGTGGAATGCTCAGATCGGCATGAGTCCGATCGAATTGCTCTCGAAGATGACAGGTATGCGACCGCAGACCGTGATGACCACGGGTGTCGGTCCCCGCCCGATCCAGTTCGATCCGTCCGGCGTGATTGCCATCAATGCCAAGGGCGAGTCGATGCAGGGGCTGGCGTTCAAGCTGGGAGCCATCCTGGACCCGTTCACCGGGACGTACTACCTGTCGCACGCCGATCTGGCGAAGGGGTCACCTGCCAAAGAGACGGCGTTCTTGAAGCAGCTGTTTTTGGCGATGCTTGAGATGGGCCAGAAGTCCTCGGCCACCCAGCTGGCTGTCGGAGTGGCTGGGAACGCGGCGTACTACACGAAGCTCGGCTTCCTGCCAGATCCGCTGGACTGGGAGACGATGAGCACGCACGCTCTGTCCGAGTTGGAGACAGGAGCCCTGCAGCCGTTGCTGGCATCGCTCGGCCCAGAAGATGCGTTGCTGGTGAAGCATCTGCTGCAGGACAAGTCGCCAGGAGCCCTGTCTGCACTGGTGGACCTGGATCTGGCGTACCAGGGCAAGTCCATCGGGGAGTGGCTCCTCGCAGAAGTGGCTGGGACGTGGACGCTCGACCTCCTGGATGATGCCGTTGTCGCGCAAGCTAAGGCGTACCTGCTATGAAGATCCAGCCACGACCGCTGCAGACCTCGCTTGCTGCACTGGTGAAGTCGCCCGTCCCGAAAGAGCTGGTTACGGCACGGTCGTATGAGCAGTTGGTCACCAGCCAGGGTGTCCATCCTGATCGTGCCAAACGCCTGCTTGGGCTGACAAAATAATTGTTGCATTCGGGTGATGTCCTGTAAAATGGCATCCTGCAATCAATTGCAGCGCCATGCCTTTGACCAGCGGTCTCACCAGTCGTACCCTGGCTCTGAAGGGAAAGGGCCATGCGCATACGGAACGGTGGCATCGGTGCTGGGAGAAGGTCCAGGCTAAAGGCAAGGACCGTAGTTCCGCTGCCGCCATCTGCACGACCTCGGTGGGCTATCACCGCTCGCTGAACCCTGGACACAAGACGAAGGGTCCGCACTTCTCGGACAAGCCGAAGGGCTGGATCCCGCCAGAGAAGCGGAAGTCTGGTGAGACGAGTCGCTCCAGGTACAAGGACCGGAAGATGGAATTCGTGGACGTCCTGAAATTCGGAGTCTGACCATGCCGATCACTCCCGCATTTGCGTCCCGCCAGACGTGTGTTGGTCCTCCGAAGCAGGGATACGCGGAGAAGCACAAGACCAAAGTCCGCAAGATCAACCCTTACCGCGATGAGGAAGGGAGCTACACGACCAAGGCGAAGGACGTCTGGGTGAAGGGTCGTGGGCACGGTGTCAAGGACAAGGACACCATGCGGATCGCCAATCTGGCCAAGGCCGGGCCGAAGGCGCTGGCTCAGGCCACCACGATGGCGAAGTCCATCACCGACATCTCGAAAGCCCATCGTCGTGCGAATGCCGCTGAAGCCGCAGGCCACTCGGAGATGGCTACGGTGTTCCGCAACCGCGCCATCGAGCTGGGCAAGGCGAAGATCATCGCAGGCCGTGCCGCCGCCAGACTGACCGGATTGCCCACTCCGGCCCAGGCGCAGACCATCGTGTCTGGCGCTGCCAAGCCCAGTACCGCCTACTACGACCCGAAGACGTATTCGGGCGAGAAGGCGATGATGGAGAAGATTGCTGCGAAGGCCCCTGCCGCACTCGCTGGGAAGGCCAAGGAATCCTTTGAGCACCTCAAGAGTCATGATGCCGCAGTTCAGCAGATCGTCGGCTTGAGTAATCTCGGTGGCAAGATGCAGAGGAACGCCGCCGCACAGAAGTTGGCCGACAAGATTACTGACCCAGATATTGTTGGACAACTGGCAAAGTCCGCAGATATTGTGGGTGAATTCGCTCTGTCCGATCTGTTCAACGAAAGACGGGTTGCTCTACAGCAGGCGAAAGCCATTGTTGTCCCGAAAGCTGGTACGCCCTTCGGATCGCACAGCGAGACCTACCAGAAGAACAAGGCATACGCCGAGCACCAGAAGGCGCGGCAGGCCGAAGAGAAGGTTGCAGCAGCGGTGGTTGCTGCAGTGAAGCCCAAGGGGACTGGGTCGGCCTTCGAGAAGTTCATGCAGGCCAAGACCCAGAAGGAGAAAGCCAAGACCGTACCAGGAGCACCTGTCTTGGTGTCCGGACCGCCTCCGACTCCATCAGTTGGGGATTGGCACACTAAGGATGCCATGCGGATTTCGGACATGGCGAATGCTTCCAGAGTGGGTGGAATGCTAGGCCATGTAGATATGGCCAAGATGGAAGCCAAAGCTCGTACCATGGCGAATTCCATCAAGGACGCTGAGAAAGCCCAGCGTCGTGCCAATGCGGCAGAGAACGACAATTACCACAGTATCGCGAAGATTTTCAGGGCCAGGGCCAATGCACTCGCCGGTAAGTAAGCCCAGGCTCCGTCAGCCACAGCTACCATGGGAGAATGACAACATGAGCGATACGACCACGCCACCGCCGACCGAGCCAACGGAGCCGACGACTCCACCGCCGACGACCACGCCGCCCCCGACGACCGAACCGCCGACCACGCCGCCGTCGAGCCGACCGGATCCGCACCCCGAGCAGCCCATCCACGACCCAGATCGCGGACGTCCAGGCAAGCCCGATCTCGGCCGTCCGGGTCGCCCCGGTGAACCGAGCAAGCCGACGCCCGGCCCGTCGCCCAAGCGGTAACAGCAGGAAGGGACGGGCCTGACCATCGGCCCGTCTCACCCGGTGCAGCATGTCTGACCCGAAACTTGTCATCAAGAGCGAAGACGCTCAACTCGTGTACGGTGAGGTGTATGCGCCCAACCGTCCTGACGCCCAGGGCGAGTACATGACGGCTGATGGCATCACGAAGATGGCGCATGAATTTCTGCGGTCTGGCAAGATGGGCCAGATCGACGTATTGCATGACAACAAGCTGGTGAAGGGGGCGTGTGTTGTCGAGTCGTTCGTTGCGGATGATGCCGACACACGCTTCCTGCCCGGGTCGTGGGTGATTGGGGTCCATGTCCCAGATGTTGGTCTGTGGTCCGCCATCAAGAAGGGCGAGATCAATGGGTTCAGCATGGAAGCCATGGTGTCCAGACACGACAGGGATGTGGATGTGGAAATCCCGCCTGTCGTCTCCGGATTGACCAGCAAGCACGATGACGACCATCAGCACAAGTTCTACGTCACCTACGATGCCAAGGGCCAGTTCAAGGGTGGCGTCACGGATGTGGTGAATGGGCACTTCCATTCGATTGTGGCAGGGACGCATACCCAGGATGCTCAGGGCCATCGCCATCGCTTCTCATCGGTGGACAACGTCCGGATTCTGGGGTAACGTCATGGCGAAGATCCGAGCGAGATTGAAAGAGTTGCGAGATGCCGACGTGCGGTTCATCTCGCTCGTGGATCGCGCTGCAACGCGCATTCCATTCCGAGTACTGAAGCGTGACAAGGAGCCTGAGATGAGCATTGATCTGACGCGGGTGTTCAAGACGGAGGAGTCGGCCACCAAGCCATTCGTCTCTGCCTTGGTGGTCCTCGCACAGCCCGACGACGAGCGGACGAACGCTGTCCGTGATCTGCTCAAGGCGGAAGGCTTTGTCGTAGATCGCGTGCAGAAGTCCGAGAAGGGCGACACGGTGTCGTACGTCCAGGGTGATCAGCCAGCCGAGGTGCAGATCGTGCGGCTGGGTGACAATGTGCTCGCCTCCGTAGGCGGGCTGTCGATGCCAGAGGGCTGGATGTCCGAGGTGATCGACAACTACGGCTTCTTCCCGGACCTGCAGATGGCCACAGCGGCGCTGTACGACCAGCTGGAAGCCGTCACCAAGTCGGACACGCCCCAGGACGACGCCGAGGCGGTGCTGACTGGCTTCGCGGAGTACCTGAACCAGATCATCGTGCTGCCTGCCGCCTGCTTCAAGCTGGACGCCGCCATCACCGAGCTGGTGCAGAAGAACGAGACGGAGGAAGAGAAGAAGGCGCGAGTCAAGAAGCATCCGCCTTCCGAGATGGCACCGGCCGACGAGGAAGACGACCAGAAGCCTCCTCCGGAGGAAGTCACCAAGGCCGAAGTCAAGGTCGATGACACGAAGCCGGACACGACTCCGACTGCCATCACCGAGATGCAGACCGCGCTCTTCGCCGCGCTGAAGGGCATGGAGGAGCGGACGACCGCCCAGCTGACGGGGCTGACCCAGAAGGTGGAAGCCGTCGTCTCGGAGCAGGCAGAGCAGAAGAAAACGCTTGACGGGGTTGTTCAGAAGGCTGACACTTTGAGCACCACGTTGAAGACCACGGTGACAGCAGCCCCGGCGTCAGATGACCGTCCTGCCGGTCCACGTATGCGCGTGGAGAAGAAGGACGAGGATCCTCGGACGGGGAACTTCGACACCGCATTTTTGCGGAGACGCCGGTCGTAGCCACCGGTTGCCTTTCAACGAGCGACTGTAACAGGAGAAGTCCATGACGAACGACGAGATCATTCGCAAAGCGGATCTGACGCTGGCGGATTTGGAGACTGCGGGCAAGCTGAATCCGGAGCAGACGGATCGCTTCATCCGTACGCTGATCGACCAGCCGACGCTGCTGAACTCCGTGCGCACGGTCGCCATGGGCGCTCCGCAGATGAAGATCAACAAGATCGGGTTCGGCACCCGCATCCTGCACCCAGCGGTGAGCGCCACCCCGCTGCCGGACAATCTCCGCTCGAAGCCCGACCTCGGGCAGGTGCAGTTGGAGACGGCCGAGGTCATCGCGGAAGTCAACCTGCCCTACGACGTCATCGAAGACAACATCGAAAAGGGCAACGTCAACGTGCCGCTGCAGACGGGTGCCGGTGGTCTGCACCAGACCATCGTGGACCTGATCGCGGAACGCGCCGCGCTCGATCTGGAGGAGCTGGCCATCCAGGGCGACACGACGAACGTCGGTGATCCGTACCTCGCGCTGCAGGACGGCTACCTGAAGACGGCGACAGCCAACGTGGTGAACGTCGGTGGTCCCTTCGACAAGGCAGCGGTCAAGCAGGCGCTGAAGACCATGCCGACCCGGTACCTGCGGAACCGCAGTGCGATGTCGCACTTCGTGTCCGTGGACAACGAGACGGAGATCCGTGACCAGTACGGTGCGCGCCAGACGGCGCTGGGCGATGCCCAGGTGCAGGGTCTGCTGCCGGTGTACATCTACGGATCACGTGTCACGCCGGTTGCACTGATGCTGGGCACGTCGGGTCTGTTCACCGACCCGATGAACCTGATCTTCGGCATCCAGCGGAACATCATGATCGAGTACGACAAGGACATCCGCGCCCGGGTGTTCGTGATCGTGCTGACCTGCCGCATCGACTTCGCCATCGAGGAAGTCAACGCGGTGGTGAAGTACACGGGCATCACTGGCAGCCGGTAGACTTGGCTGGGAAGTTGCATTGATCAGGCGCGGAGGTAAGTACCGTGGCTGAACAGAAGCAATCAGGCAAGACGGAGATCGTGGGCGGGCATCCGATGACCCCGGCCGAGGCCCAGGTGAACAAGCAGCAGGTCGAGGAGGAGCAGAAGAACATCACTGATCCTCCGAAGGACCGCAACGTGCCGCCTGGGTCGAGCATCAATCAGGGCGGTGGCCCGGAGACGATTCGGGCGGCAGAAGCGGTCCAGAAGGAGAGCGGAGCGTCCAAGGCCAAGCGTGTGGACACCGCTGACGTGGATCCAGCTGGTGAGAAGGCTCCACAGGGGTGGAACAAGGCCCCGAACGTCTACGTGATGACCAACGTGGACGGCGAGAAGATGTCGATCACCACGAAGCAGTGGGAACGGTACGGCCAGCGGCTGCGGGCCAAGGGGTGGACGACTCCGGAGTTCGCGGAAGGCAGTCAGGGCGGGAACGAAGAGATCCCGAACAACGTGGTCTGGGGCAAGGATGCTCCCGGGGACGCGCCGCCACCCGCATAGTCGTGTGGAATAAGGGGGTCTTGGTAGGTTGTTACGCTGGGGAGCTAAGCAACCGACCTTGACCTCCTTCGTGCAATCAGTTGCAACAAACCTCAGCATCAAGGAGTGATGTTATGGCATTGAAGTCAGATCTCTCTGGAACAGCGTCCGGCACGTCGTCAGCAGCAGCTACGCTTCCGCCACCGACCACCACGGTGCTGGAGCTGGCCCTGTACAAGAAGTACACGTGGCAGGGCACGACCTACGATGCGGGCAAGCCGTATCGCTTCAGGAACCAGGACGCGATGATCCTGCTGGCGGAGCACGACACCGGCCGTCCGGTGTGGAAGATCTGGCGTCCCGCGCCCCCGAAGGAAGCTCCCAAGAATGAGGTGCAGGATGCCACTTCTGTCCAGGCGCAGCTTCCTATCGAGGAGCCCGGTGTCACGCTGCCTCCACGTCGGATCGACGTCGGGGATGACAGTGAGATCGCAGACATCCTGACAGTGAGCAACGAGGGCGACGTTACGGTGTAGGCATGCCCACACCGATGACGATGCCGTTGTTCGTAGACCCGCAGGATGTGATCCTGCGGATGCAGCTCAGTGCGGACCTGACCGGCATTGAAGATGTCATCACGTCTGGCATCATGTCGGCCCAGCTGCACGTCGAGCGGGTGATCGACGGCAAGCTCGCACGTCAGGCGCAGACCTGTCGGTACTTCATCGACGCCGAGTCGTTCTCTGGGATCGCTCCAGGTGGACTGTACCGCCTGGAGGTTCCCAGTGGACTGGTGCGTCAGGACGAGCCCCAGGTGGTCACGGTGGGGACTGAAGCGTCGTCCGGTCCGTTCAATCAGTCGTACGAAGCCATCGACCCAGGGCTGATGACCTTCGACTACCCGCGTGGGTATCTGTACGTGGACGCAGGCACGTACGCGAACACGTTCGTGAAGATCGAGTGCACGACCGGGTACGAAGACGGCACCAGACCGCTGCCGATCACGGGCCTCACGCCTTGGAACGTCGGGACGCAGTACGCGGCCGGAGACATCGTGGACTCCGGTGGGACGGCGTACAGGTGTCTCGTGACCAACATCGGCACGCCACCGCCCGCTCCGGCCTACTGGGCACTCGCGTATGTGCCGCAGGAGACCATCCCGCACCCGATCTACGAAGCCATCATGTCGCTCGTACCGATGGTGTTCAACGCGCAGCAGACCACGAGCCGCTCCAACGAAGCCAAGACGCAGTATCAGGCGCTGACCGACCATGCCAATCTGCTCCTGCAGCCGTACATGCGGACGCAGGGGTTCACGTTCCGGTCGATATGAAACTCCTGACCGTGACGGTGACCGGCCAGCCAGGGTTGACTGCCGCGATGGCTGGTCTGGCGGATGCTCTGGATGTCGAGAAGATCCTGGACGAAGGCGCAGCCGTCATCTATAACAGGATGCGGACGCGCTTCTTGATGGAAATGGACCCAACTGGAGTAAAGTGGGTGCCATCGCAGGCTGCTCTTCGTCGGGCCAGGAGTGGGAGGGGTGGAGGCACGCTGTTTGACACCGGGCGGCTGTTCCGGAGTATTCAGCTGTTTGCAGAGAGTCGGACCACCCGTTCGATAGGGACGAACGTCGTGTCGCCGCAGGGCTTCCCGTACGCTCAGAAGCACCAGTTCGGCATCGGTGTCGTGCAGCGTATGTTCCTGGGCTTCCATGAGGAAGACCTGGAGATGATGAAGCAGGTGATCGTTCGTAGGATCGCACAGGGTCTGAAAAAGGGCGTGACACCGTGAGTCCCATCGGTCCCCTCGCCACCTTGCTGGAAGAGTGCAAGACTCGTCTGTTGCAATTGAATGCACCGCCTGTCAACCTGACAGGCAAGGTGGTGGTGGCCTACGACGAGGAAGATTTGCTGGGGGTGCTCAAGGGTGTTAGGAGCTTCCCAGCGGTTGGCATCCTGTACGAAGGCATGCGGTCGATGCCGGAGCAGGGGACCACGGCCCGCGTCGGCTTGTCGTGTGAGATCGTGATCGCTTTCGTGCTGGTGGAGCGTGGAGACGAAGTCCACAGCACGGACCAGAAGAAGACGCGAGCCATCGAGTATCTGGATTCGATGCGGTACCAGTTCATCGGCCAGAGAAGTACGTCCACGAACCACTTCTGGCGGTTTGTCGTGGAGGCCCCAGCCGCGCTCCGCTCTGGAGCCGTCTGCTGGGTGCAGCGGTGGGCTGTGCCTGCACAGATGCCGCACCAGCCTCGCCCAGTACCCTCGCACCCGTTTGACGCCTGCGCGACCAAATGAGTCATGGTGCTCCCGCTGGTGTCCTGCATCCTGCCGACCAGGAATCGGGCAGCGTTCGTCCCGGACGCCATCCGTAGCTACCAGTCGCAGACGTACCCGAACAAAGAGCTGATCGTCTTGGACCAGGGAGAGGATGCGACTGAGTCGCTGATTCCTCCAGATCCGTCGATTAGTTATGCCCGTGTGTCTCCGAAGTTGACGACTGGAGACATGCGGAATGCCTGTGTCACGAGGGCAAGGGGCCAGTGGATCTGCCACTTCGACTCGGATGACTGGTCGGCTCCTGAGCGTGTGATGGAACAGGTCACACGTCTCGGCACGTTTGGCGTCGTGACTGGTTACTATTCGATGCTGTTCTACGACACGCGGAGTGGCAAGACTTACCTGTGGCACACGCCGCAAAATGCCATGTATTATCTACTGGGCACGTCTCTGTGCTATCAGCGTCGGTGGTGGGAGCACCATCCGTTTCGTTCGATTAGCATCGGAGAAGATGTGCGTTTCGTGCAGCAGGCCATGCGAGAGGCATTCAAGCTCGTTCCAGGAGCTGCTGCAGGACAGATGATGGTGGCTCGGGTGCATGACCATCAAACGTCTCGTAAGAATCTCACGCGGTCCAGTTATCAGTTAGTTGGCCCCACGTCGTTGCCCAAGGCGTTTCCACGTGCGCTTTAATCTGATCAGCAATCTGACCAACGGCTGTGGCCTGCAGCAGGACTACGTGTTGTTCAGGCGGGAGCTGGAAGCCCGAGGGCATCAGGTCCAGGGGATCCAGTTCAACGCGCCCAGAGCGATCAGGGCCGATGTAAATGTCTTCCTGGAGGTCGTCACACCAGCGCTGTTCAAGTGCGCACCCGTGCAGTGGGCGGTCCCGAATCCGGAGTGGTGGTTCGCAGACTGGCACAAGTATGAGTGGCATCGTGTCCTAGCCAAGACCAGGGACTGCGAGCGGCTCTTCAGGGCGAAAGTGGGAGATAGGTGCCAGTACATCGGGTGGTTGTCCAGAGACCTGTACCAGCCTGTTATTCCCAGAGAGCGGAAGTTTCTGCACGTCGCAGGGAAGTCGCAGTTCAAGAACACGGATGCGGTGGTGATGGCCTGCCACCACGCGAGGGTACCGCTGACGCTGATCGGAGAGCATGTTGTCCCGAAGCGGCGGGTGTCAGACGTGGAGTTGTCCAGCCTGATGAATTCGCACTTCTGCCACGTCATGCCGTCCGCCTACGAAGGCTACGGTCAGGTGTTGCATGAAGCCCAGGGCGTCGGACAGGTGATCATCACGACCGACGCTCCGCCCATGAACGAGTTGACACCAGCTGTGCTCGTGCCGCCTGTCTCCACGTCTAAGCATCACGATGGCACGCTGCACAAGGTGTCTGCGACGGGTGTCGCCCAGGCCATCAAGCAGGTGATGGAGATGTCCGATGCCGAAGTCCTGTACTACGGCGAGCAGGGTCGGGCACAGTACCTGAAAGAACGTGGACAGTTTTCAGAAGCTCTCGACGCATTGGTAGGGAGGAAGCCGTGAATTGGACATGGTCCGGCGAGGCCGGGATGGATTTGCATGAAGCGCTGCGTGTTGCGTGCAACCTGATCAAGGTCACCAGCTATTTGGAGATCGGAGTCGATGGAGGAGGGTCGCTGAACACGGTGCTGTGTGAAGTGGTGCCACCCCGTATTGTGCTGTGTGACATCTGGGATCCGAAGTACTGTGACCACGGAGACGCGAAGCCGCATGTCTTGAACATCCTGAAGCATTTCAAGGCCCAGGCTGAGTTCCTGGACGGCGACTCGAAGCTCCGCATTCCTACGCTGCTTGACAAGTTCGATCTAGTTCTGGTGGATGGTGACCATAGCGAAGAGGGTGCCAGGACCGACCTGTACAACGCATGGCCGCTGGTCCGTCCAGGTGGCATCCTGGTGATGGACGACATCAACCACCCGAACTATCCGTGGTTGGAGCAGGTCTGGCAGTCTGCCCTGCAGCGATGGGGATGGGTGGGAGCCGAACGGATCGAAGAACTGCATGGCGGCTGTAACGCTGCGATGGTGATGAAGACGACATGACTCGCTTAGAACTGGGAGCAGGTGCCCACCCGACGCCCGGCTACAGTCACCATGATCGGTGGAAGCACAGCCCGCACATCGACATCGCCTTCGATCTGGAGACGATGCCGTGGCCTGTGCCAGATGGGTCGTTGTCGCAGCTGCTGGCCACAGACGTGTTCGAACACCTGAAGTGCGATGTCCAGGTGTGGTTGGATGAGTGCTGGCGCGTCCTGCAGGTAGGTGGACGTCTGTCCATGCGACTGCCAGCTTATGACAACCCGTATAGCTGGAGAGACCCGACGCACCAGCGGGTGTTCCACCCGGAGTCGTTCTTGTACTGGTGTCCAGACGCCAAGGGTACGGTGTGGCAGGACTTTGGGAGGTACTACTTCGGAGAAGGCTACCGGAAGTGGTGGCGGCAGGATGCCGTGGTTCGTGAAGTGAAAGATCTGCGGTTCTTGCTATGCAAGACATTGTGATCGTCCCCACGTATGACCGGCCAGAGATGCTCTGGTTGTGTCTGGAGCACCTTGCGGCGGCTCGCGGAGGCGAGCAGGTGCATGTGTGGGTGTACGTGGATGCCCATGT